ACACACCAATTCGGTGGAGTTGCACAGGCAGACTCAGACAACGCAGCAGCAGGTACTACAAAGGCACAGTTCCTTACTACCGCTAATCCAGTTCCATCAGTGGGACGTATTCGTGGAAAGGCAGAGACTTTTGCAAACGTAGATACACTTGCAGAACTTGTCGGACTTCTTAGTGACTCTGTTCTCATTGACTACAACTCAACAGGAGGTGTAGATGGTGGAGAATTGTACACAATCAAAGATGCAGCATCAGCAGACTCATCAGGTCTCGAAATCGTAGGCGGTAACCCTGCCCTCGGTGAACTTGAAGTAACTGTAGACGCACGCGCATACCGTACAGACGTAGCATAGTTGTTCTTTTAGTTCTTTACTTAATAGTTTAATCACTACTCAAAATGAATCCAACAGGCGGATTTAACGCAGGGATGTCACCAGATGCAGTTCAAACTGAAATTGATGCAGTTGCATGGGAAACCTATCAACGCACTCAGCAACCTGGGTATCTCTCAGCACAAGATGGATGGTTCTTCAAGCAATCTGGTTCTGAAATGCTTGCTTACACATGGGATGAAGATTCCAATGTAGGTGGCTTCGAGGAAACAGCAGAAATGGAGACTCTCCAAGACTCAGACACATTTATTGGCAACACCAAGACAAAGAAGATGCAGAAGTGGACCAAGCAGGTTCCTGTATCTCTTGAAGCATTCAAGGCAGACCACGTTGGAAAGCGTGCGAAGATTGGAGAGCAAATTGGTGACCGCGCTCGTCTTACTCAGGACAAGAAAGCAATTCTCAACACCTATGGTGATGCGTTTGCTGGCTCAGTCAACACGACTCCTGATGGCAAGGCATACGCAGCAAACGACCACATGACTCTCAAGGGTGTCACTGTAGATAACCTCGAAACAGGTGTTCTCAATGCAGATAACCTTTGGACAGTTATTCAGTCTCTTGCAAACCAGAAGGCGCAAGACGGTGAAGCAGGTTCGTATGTATTCGAGGGACTTCTCGTACCATTCAACCTTTACAAGACCGCAAAAGAAGTTCTTAACTCAACACTCGCACCATTCACTGGTGAGAATCAGATTAACTTCTTTGATACTGTATACGGCTCAGTTCGTATTGCAGCATCAATCTTCCTTGGTGCAACGTACAACACCGCAGCAAACGCTGCGACTTCGTACCATGTTCTTTCAGGACAGCACTCAGTCAACCGAAAGACTTTCATGGGTCTCTCAACCGACCTTATCCCACCAGTAAATACGGCTAACGATTCATGGTTGTATCGTGGTCGTTTCATCGAAGCACACTTCGAGGAGACTTTCAGTGGGTATGTAGGAAGTAACGGTACAGTCGCTTAATTACTCACTAACCAATCAGACTATGTTTGACTATAAAACAATTGCAACATCTCTCATCGTATCGGTGGTCGTTGTTGTAGTATTTGGGATGGTTGGTGGTAAAGATGAGTCATTAGGGGCTACATACCGTATGCCACATAGTGACCTGTCAGCGAAATCATTGAAAGCAGCAGAGACTAGTACTACCGCTACTTCAACTGTCTACGCAACGAGCGCAAGTGCGACTCAGGGTGGACAAGTTATTCTTGAAGATAGTGATGGTTCTGGTTGTTCAGCAGTTACCGCAGCAAATGGTACTGTTGCTGGTTCAGTCATTACCTGTCCATAACCTAACCCAACTTTGACTATTTGGTGATATAGTCAAAGATTGGAGTGGGTTATACAAAATTAAAAATAAAAATTATATGAAAACAAATAAAATTACACTAGGAATACTCGGCGCACTCATTCTTGCGCTTGTTACTCTTTATATCTTAACAATCGCACCAAAAGATGCGCTTGGAGGAGCGGTGAATGGTACATCAGCACAACTTAAATACGCAACCACCACTACCGTTGGACCACAAGCAGTCGCGCGTGTGACCGTATTTCCTCAGAATGGTGAATGTAAAGCGCGTGTTATTTCTACATCTGGTAACTCTGCAATTATGCTTTCATTTGGTGAGCCAAAGACAGCAGGGAATCTCAGTTCAACAACTATCTCTGGTACTGTGGGCTTCTGGCAAGCAGCATCTACAACGATTGCTTACGATGCAGAACAGTTTGGTTGCGGACTTTGGACAGCATACGGGTATGCAAGTACGACACTCACGGTAGCAGAATTCTAATAGACTAATTATTACGCATTATGGTTACTATTGGAGAAATACAAAATAATCTCATAGGACTTTCCCACAGTGGAACGCTCAACAAAGTGCGTAATATATATAGTCTTTATGAGCGAGCAGCAAATAATATGCTCTCAAAGATTAAACTCTTAGAGAGTATTCGTACTGTTTCTCTTGCAGAAGCAATACACGATAAACTCTATACATACTCTGCCCCAGAAGATTATCGTTCTCTTATCGGTATCTACCCATCTGGAGATAGACAACTTTCTGATGAAATTGTACGAGCGTATGCAGAACAGTTTGACCGAAGAAAAGAAATAGATACTAAGAAAATAAGTATTGAATCAGTAAATGGGCAAAAAGTCTTTCGTGTAAATTGGAAAATACGCTCACCAAAAATTGTGTCCAATATGGATTCATATAATGGAAATGGAACATGGACAGTAGTTGGAACTGCATCAGGAATACAAACAGATACACAATACAAATATTCAGGGAACGGTTCTGTGCGCTTTGATGTAGCGACAACTGGAGATGGTATTCAGAATATAACGCTTGCATCTATTGACCTTACCGATGAGGAGGATATTGCAGATTTTATTATTCCTGTGTACTTCAAAGATGCAACCGAAGCAGCAAAAGTAACAGGTATTACATTTAATTTTGGTAATAGTGTTTCTATCTACTCAACTGGAATTACACAGACAGCACAATTCGATGGAACTCCATTTAAAGCGGGATGGAATATCATTCAAGTACCGTGGAGTGGTGCAACTGATACAGGAAGTGTAAGTGCGAGTGCGATAGATTTTGCATCAATTACATTTACGGTAACATCTGCGGTAGCAGATATTCGTGTAGATAATATCCTCTGCTCTCTTGGTACTATTTTCGATGTAAAATACTACTCAAAATATCTTTTCCAAACAGCAGCAGGAGTATGGATTCCACAACCAACAGTAGATACAGACCTTGTTATTTGTGATTCAGACTCAATCAATATATTCCTCTATGAATGTATGGATGAAATTGCACATCAAGTGGAAGGTAAGGATAGCAAATTTGATATGGCACAGGTAGCAAAGAAACTTTGGGGAGACCCTAAGTCAATAGATTCTCTTGGACGTATTGGACTCTATGCTCAATACAGAGCAGAACATCCTGGACAAGCAAAGAAAGCAATTACTGATTATGGTATGCGCCCTAAGTATAGAATGTAATTATGAAAGAGTACTCTCTTACAGAAGAAGTCATCGGATACGTTACATCTGAGAATGCCACAAATACAGACCCACGACATCTTGTGGCGGGTTCTCGTAATGTACTTATTGACCAACAACGTAAGGTGCGTACTCGTAATGGGTTTTCTATATTAGGAGTAAACAATGAAGCCCTAACACCACCACGAAATGCCCCCGTATGGAATACTTCCACAGGAACAGAATTACAACTTCGTGCATACGATGATGAACTTGAAGTATACCTAGGAACAGTAGATGGAGTTGCATTTAATGCATGGTATCGAGTAGCACAAGGATTTGGTACATCAGCAATTCCACGATTTACTCCATGGTTTGATACAGTAGAGAATATTGACGAACTTATATTTGTATGGGGTGACGATAATATCTATGAATGGAATGGTGCGGTAGCAGTTGTCGAATCAGTAACAGGAGTAACAATTACTAAAACTGGAACAAATACATTCGCACAAAATCGCTTCTATACTGCTGCGAATAAAATCCTTGTTTGTGTCCGCACAGGTACAGAATATACATATACAGGTGGTGAGGGTACTCTCACACTCACGGGAATTGCAGATACAACAGGAATCATTGCAGGAGATATTTTGATACAAAAAATTGTAACGAATGCAGATAAACCTGCTGCAAACCGTATCAATAACTATATTTATACATACGAAAACCAAATTTGTGTTGGTTCTGATTCTGATGATGAAGTATTTATTTCTAAAAATACTGACTATGCAGACTTTTCATATTCAACTCCTCGCGTTCCTGGTAATGGTGCTCTGCTTACTCTTGATGGAAAGGTAAATGGTTTCGGTACACTCAATGACCGTCTTATTGTCTTTGCAGGGAAACAATCTATATTCCAAGCATGGTATACACAACTGACGGTAAGTACGACAAAGACAGAAACTATGGAAGTAAAGAAGTATGTTGTGGGAGTAAATCAATCAGCACAGAATCAGGAAACTATTGTACAGATTGGTAACTCTATTCTCTATCTTTCACATGAACCTGCACTTCGAGAACTTATTTCTCTTGAAGCGGTTTCTGGTGGTAAAGAACCAACAACTCTCTCAAATCCTATTAAGCCAGACTTTGATGCTGCGACATGGACGAATGCATGTGCGATGTGGTACAAAAATGCACTCTATCTCTCAGCACCATCTAATAGTCTTCTCTTTATTCTTGAATATAAAGAAGATGCAGATGGAAAAGTACGAAGATTCTGGCAACCTCCACAGACGCTCCCTGTGAGAGCATTATCTTCATATAATGGCTTACTCTATGGACATTCTAATGCTACCCCTGAAACATATTATCTTTTTGACCCGACTACATTTTCAGATACCAATGCAGTTGGTGAAAAAGTACCAATTAATTGTGTCGCAAAATTTGCGTATGCAACGTATGGAAAACGTGCTCATTTAAAGACTTTTGATGAATACTTTGTCGAGGGTGAAATTAGTGCGTCTACTGTATTAGATGTAAATCTCTATTATGACTATGGAGGATATACACAAACTCTAACACGACAGATTGATGGTGGTGATTTTGATATTGTCGAAGAGACATTACTTAATGCATCTATGGCACAACAACCACCTGGTTCTGAACCTCTTGGTGGGACTCTTTCAGCACCAGATAATACATTAAAATTTAGAGCGATATTAGAAATAGCAAAAGAGGACTTCTTTGAAATACAACCTGTGTTTAGTAGTGATGCACCAGACCAGTATTGGAGTATCATTACACACGGAAGTAATGCAAAAATTAGTACAAGACAACCTAATAATAAAAAAATATGAGTAATTTATTTGAGAAGATTGGTAGTGTAATTGCAACAATCGGAATTGCGATTGGAGGTTTCTTTGGATATGTACCAGAACCACAAGTAGCGTATGTACCAGATACAGTATATACACCAGAAGAAACACAGACAGAAACGCTTGGTGCGGATACTGTACTTCCGATTGCGGGTATGACCTTCTACCTTTCTGGTACGGGTATTTCCTCAAATGCTACCTCATTTATTTTGACTTCATTTACAGTTACACAGAATGGAAAGAAAATTCAAGATTCTGAACTTTCTGATATTTTCTATGTTACTTTTGAGCCAGGAAGTAGAACACGACAGGAGGTTGTCTCTTGTACTACAGTTGTTCAAAATGCAGATGGTACTGCAACAATTTCTGGTTGTACGAGAGGTCTTGCTCCTATAACTCCATATACTGCATCAACTTCTCTCCAATTTGCCCATGCTGGTGGCTCTATTGCTATATTTTCAAATCCTCCACAACTTTATAACCAGATGGCGATTAAGGATAACGATGAAACTATCACAGGATATTGGGATTTCCCAAGCCCAGTAGGGAACAATAATCCAGCGACAAAGAGTTATGTACTCGGTGTAGTAACTGGTGGAACTATCTCAACAAATAATACCGTAGTTGCTGGACTTGCTGGTGAAACAGTAGCAACGGGTACTATTGTCTATCTCAACGCATCAGATTCACGTTGGTATAAAGCAGATAATGACCTATCGAGTACCTATGTAGACCAGACACTCGGTATCGCACAAGGCCCTGGAACCGCAGGAGTATCTATCTCAAACGGTGTTCTCACCTATGGTTTTGATAGTACACAGAAGGCGATGACTGGTGGACAGTATATTTTCCTCTCAGGAACCGCAGGAGCAACTTCAACAGCAACGACTTCACAGATACTTGGTAAGGCAATCAGCGCAACCACGATGTTCTTTGACCAGAACTTGATTGATTCGAGTGTGTATGTACCTACTACTTTTGTATCAACAACAACTCTTGGTACAACTACAATTCGAGGATTTGAACCTGTTGAGATTGTGCATGGTGTTTATGTTGCTTCAACTACAGGAACAAGTACATTTGCAGTACCCGCAGGGATTAAAAAACTGAAAGTAGAAGTTGTTGGTGGTGGAGGTTCTGGTGGAAGTGGCTCTGATGAAGCAGGTGGTGGTGGTGGTGGTGGTGCTGGAGGATATGCCATGAAGTATTTAGATGTATCAAGTACATCAACTATTGTTTACTACGTAGGTTCAAATGGCGAAGAAACACGTTTTGGTGGAGGTTCAGGTGTATTCCTTCGAGCAACAGCAGGGAGTAATGGAACACAAAATGCAGCAGCAGGACAGGGGGGACAAGGTGGTGTTGGTTCAGGAGGAGATATAAATGTTGGTGGTGGTGCAGGTTCTACTGGAGGAGGGGGTACCGCTTTACGTGGTGGTGGAGGTAGTGGTGGTGCGTCACATTTTGGTGGTGGCGGAGCAGGAGCGAACTCACAAAATAATGGTGGAACATCATACGTTGGTCAAAATTATGGAGCAGGTGGTGGAGGTGGTTCTGAAACAGCAGGTTCAGCAGGTGCAAGTGGAGTCATTATAATTACCTGGTAATTATCAGTAATACACCAACTATGGCAAAGAAACCAAAAACAACAGTAGTACCAAAAATCATTGGTGGAGGAAATAAATATGATTCCATCAATAAAGGTATTGAAAATCTCAATAAGTCATTGGCTGGTGGTATTACTGGTGTTCAAAACAATGACGGGAGTACCATCAAAGGGAAGGTCTACTTCACTCCACAAGGAGCAACAAATGCTTCTGGTACAAAGAAATATACGAGTGCTCCAAAAGAAATAGCAAATACTACTGGAGTAACCGCTAATCCAAAAAACACAGATTCAGTAGAACCTGGTGTCATATCTTCAAAACAAGGGGAAGATATATTCAATTCCTATAATGCAGAAATAACAAAAGCAGGTGAAGGTCTTGGTACGAAAGACTCTCCATACACTGATGCACAAATAAGTGTCTTAGAGAAAAATGGTGTCCGTGAAGGAGATTCAGTACAAGGGAAAGGAGTACTTAAACCTGGTGGATATTTTGAACAACCTGTATCTACAGGAGTACAAAATACTACCCCTGATTCTTCTGCAACATATATAGACCCTACAACTGGAGCAACGACAACGACAACTGGTGCTGGTGCTGGCTCTACAGAAGAACAGGCAAAAATGAAAGAAAAAGGATACTCTCTATCTGAGAGTACAACTCCTGCTGAGGATACGACTAACCCTGAAATAAAGAAACTTCAAGAAGAATCTGCGATGCTTGAAAGAGATGCTCTTTCATTCAAGAATAAACTTATGGGGGCTATCATCACTGATAGTGAACTTAAATCTGATATTCGTGCTATTACGAATGCGTATGATGCGCGTATTGCAGAAATGCAAGATATAAATGCACGACAGATACAGGGAGTAAAGACTCTTGGACTTCGTAGTGGTGCTCAATACACTGGAGGTTTTGGTGGTGTCTGGGGAAGTATCATTTCAGAAGCAGAACGCTCTGGTCTTATGCGTATCACTGATATTGAAAGTGAGAGACAAAGCAAAATTATTGCTGCGAAGTCTGCTGCACAAGAAAATAACTATAAAATCTATGCATCTCTTATGGAAGATGCTCGCTCTCTTGCAAAAGAAAAGAAAACAGAAGTTGCTAATTTGATACAAGAACAGAAGAAAAAAGATGCTCTTATTGCTGAACATAAAAAACAAGTTATTACTGATGCAGTCATTTCAGAAGCATACTCGCAAGGATATACAACACCAGAAGAAATTGTTAGTGGTATGAACGCGAGTGGGTACTCCATCACACTAGAAGAAGTAAGCAAAGCATTAAAAATTCTTAATCCACCAGATGCTCTTAAAGGTCTTGATGCTGACTATCAAACATTTGCATATTTACAAAAGATTGGTGACCCATCAGTAAAAGGTATGGGTTGGACTGAGTATCAACGAATGATGGCAAATCTCAAACAAAAATCAATTACACCAATAGATTCTACAAAAGAACTCGAAAAACTTTCTAAAGATGTCCAAAGTGGACTTGGAGAACTTATGAATGGTGCTACATGGGCTTCTGTATGGAATAGACTCTACACACAGTATCGTACTGGTGACCCAGAACAAGATAGTTCTCTTGGAAAGTATCTAGACCTTACTCTTGATAAGAGTACATGGGCTACAGAAGGTGCATACCAAACATTCTCAGCAAAATCACAATAATGTATGGCTATTGATTTCAAAAACCTAGTAGAAAAGAAAGCACCTTCTTCAAGAGGAATTGATTTCACGAAACTTGTTGCTGGAATGCAACTAAATGAAAAACCAACTCCAGTATCAACAGAGAATAAAGGTGGTTTCCATCCTATTGATTCATTTGTTGCGGGAGTAAAATCACACACAAGTCAAAAACAAGAATGGAATCCTATTAAACTTGTACTTGGATATGGTCCTGATATTGTAAAATCAGGAAGTGAAGCCCTGAATAATCAAACAGATAGAGTAGGGAATGCTTTTCAACCTGCTGTAGACGCATATCTTAATGGTGAGGATATAAAAACAGCAGATGTTATTTCTGGTATTGGAAATTATGTAATGGGGATTGTAAATACTGCGTATGCTCCTGTTGGAGAAACATTTAAATATGCAGAGAAAGTTCCTGTCCTTGGATATGTTGCTGATGTTTTCAATAAAGGGGTTGCAGGGTTAGCAAATGTTGGTTCAAATACATTTGGTTCAACACTAAATGCTCTCCCTGTTAGCCAAGAAACAAAAGATAAACTTACACCACTTGCAAATGAAGTAGGTTCCCTCGTTGGGATTATTTTAGGTTTAAAGGGTGCTGGGAAAGTATATGGCAAAGCAAGTGAGAGTCGTTTTGTAAAACCACGAATAGAAGCACTCAATACAAAACTTACTGAAATAGGAAATATCATTAAAAATGACCCTAAACTTTCTACTGAGGTTGCACGTTTTGTAACAGAACATGGACCAGTACGAAATGTACCAATTACCTCTGAAACACCAAACGGAAGACAAGTTCCTGCAACACCAAATCAAAAACATGCTGTATATGCAAAATCACAAGGATATGAGCCGATAACTCCTGACTCACAACTCCCATCTATTTCTATTGGTGATACTGCTCCATCCAAGGAACTTCCAACTATTGACTACACTACTGGTCAAATGAGTAGTGGAACTGCTGATGTTGGACAATACCAGATGTCTTTGAATGAAGCACCAAAAGTAAAGACAAGCACTCTTCTTGAAGAAAACAGAAATAATCCAAAGACAGATACTCCAACAACAACTGAAAAACCAAAAGAACCTACATATCTTTCTGAAGAATATCATAATATGTTAGTTGAAATGGAATTATCAGAAAAAGGATATAGATATCCAAGAGGTGAACATGATGCAACACAATCTGAATCTCAATGGCAAGGTGTAAGTTCCACATTCCCTGATTGGGTTCCTTCTAAATTAAGACTTACTTCTCTATTTGATAAATTCTTAAAAGATAGAACTGGTACAACAGAAGATTTGAATATTCAATATAAAAAAGGTTCTCGTCTAGATAGATTACAGCAAGCATTTATTGAAAATCTTAAGTTTTTAGAAGAACAAAATAGAAAAGAACGTGAAACAAAACAGTTGATGGAAGAAGCAAACGCAGAAATTGAAAGACAACGTACAAAAGAAGATGCTGCTTCTGCAGAAGCGGAGTATGCAAAGATGCAAGGTGGTTCTCCTGTACAAGATTCAGTTCCTACTGGAAACCAAGAACTCATGCAACCAGTTGCAAGTGAAGGTAAAGCAATGACCCCTGCACTTACAAAAAATGCAGTTGAGAGACTTTCTAAAGATATGCAACAACAGTTTGCAACCTCTAATGTGCCTATGTATAACAAGGCAAGTTGGACAGGAATTGCAAATAAAGTTATTGCTGAATTTAATGCAGACCCAGCGTATGCAATGGATATTGCAATGGGGAGGATAAAACTAGAACATGATAGTGGAATGACACAGACTGCTTTTTGGGTAGAAGCAATGCATCGTGCGGAACAAGCAGGAGACGCACAGATGATGCTTGATTTGTCTCGAAGTAAGGTAAGTGGATTTGCGACTGCTGCGGGACAGGAAATTGGCTACCTTGCAAATCTTGAAGAGGGGAATCCTGTTATTCTTATTAAAAAGATAAATGACTCTCTCAAAGAATCATATAAAAACGCAAAGAAAGGAGACCCTGAAAAACGTGTTATAAACGAAATAGATACGATAGAAAAATTTATAAAAGAAAGTACTCTTCCAAAAGAAAAGTGGATAGAGGTTATTAAGGGTATTAAGGATTGCTAATATGTCACTTTGTCTTCCACAATTTGCTAAAGAAGAACTCATTAAGGGTATCAGAGAAGGGACTGTTGTCCCTGAAAACATGACCCTCATGTCTTCTGCTGAACGGCAAGGACTTCTTCGTAGTTTTATGGATGAAGCATCTGCAAAATCAGTCAATACTCTTTTTGAAGAAAAGTTAGTTTTAAAGAGTCAAAAACGTGGACTAAAAAACTGGGAGAAACAAATAGTTGACAGTAAACAATATAATGTTGTAAAGAAAGATATTATATCTCGTATTGAAAAACTTGAAAAAGTACTTGACGCTGATTCAAAACAGGAGTTTCTGCAAGACCTTACTGAAAAAAGACTTGGTTTCTCTGTGTCATTTGAACAATCTGAAATCATAATGAAGAGTGCAAAAAATATTCGTGAAGCACATGAAAAAATAAATGATTCAATACCTGATTATGGTGCAGATGGTAAATTACATCCTCTCCGTTTTGATTATGGTATGAGAGTTGCTGTGCTTGATAAATATATTGAACATACTAAAAATGTAAGTCGTACAAAGATGACTGCTGGAGATTGGCTCACTTCTCCTGAAGTATGGATAGATGATATTTTTGGCACAATGAAGTCTTTGAAATCTGGTTTTGATAACTCTTTCTTTGGAAGGCAGGGTCAACAATCTTTCATAGAATCCCCGACCATGTGGATGAAGAATTTTGTAAAATCATGGGGAGATATGGCAAAAGAGTACCGTGGTATAGACGCGATGACCTTTGCAAAAGCAGAGGTATTTGGTAGACGAAATGCAATGAATGGTAAGTGGACAAATATGGGTTTGGATATTCACCTTGCATTTGAAGAAGCATACCCATCACATATCCTCCGAGGACTCGCTACATCAAAAATTCCTGGTGTAAACCTTTTTGGAAAATCATACAAAGCATCTGAGTCTGCTTTTAGTGCGGGGGCTATGCGTATGCGTGCTGACCTTGCTGATATGCTTATAAAACGTGGAGAAGAAATGGGAGTAGACTTTATGGACAAAGAACAGGCACGACCAATTGGTATGCTAGTGAACTCTATGACAGGGCGTGGTAACCTTGAATCATTAGGACTAGAACGGTCTTCTCGGTTTTTGAATGTCGCACTGTTCTCTGCTCGCTTCTTGAAATCAAGGATAGACATACTTACATCACCACTTAAATGGGCAACAATGGAAGGGAAAATGAGCATTGGAAAAGGAAAATATAATGCTGGTGAAGTCTTTGCTCGAAGAACCGCAGCACTGAATACACTTAAACTCATAAGCACAATGGGAGTTATTCTTGCAATGTTTGATGAAATGCAACCAGGAAGTGTAAACTGGGATAGTAGAAGTTCTGATTTTGGAAAGATTAAAATTGGTAAAACACGATTTGATATTACGGGAGGACTCGGTTCTCTTGTCGTTCTTGCATCGCGTATTGCACCATCAAAGCATAATGGGAAATGGAGTCAATGGCGTGTAAACTCAAAAGGTAAATATACTGACCTCAGAAAAGGTGGATATGGTGATGATGCATTCGATGTATTCCTAGACTGGGGAACAAACAAGGCGTCCCCTGGAACTGGAATTATCATTTCTCTAATGAAGGGAAAGAATTTTGACTATTCTCCAGTAACATACCAATCTCTTATGGAACAAGCAGTTGCACCTATTACGCTCTCAACGCTAAATGACCTCAAAAAAGAAGATGCAGCAATAATTCTTATAGGTACTCTTGCGGATGCTCTTGGTGTAAACACATCTACATACTAATCTGATATACTTTTATTATGAATACTCTCCTTAAAGAAGCAATTGCAAAAAGAAAAAATCCTGAAAAGTATGCTTTTGAACAATTGCAAGTGAAGTTGGAACAGCAACGAATGGGCTCTCTAAAGGAGATGCTTTCACTTACTCCAATAATTGAGTATCTCAAAGATATTGTAAAAGACCTTATTTCTTCGTACGAGGAGAGAGTATCTGAGGTCGCTTCTGATACGTCTTTTGAAATTGCAGAAATAGGAGATAAAACAAGGAGTGAATTATCTTATTTTGTGCAAGAGAAGGTAAATGAAGTCAATACTCATTTTGAGAATATACAGAATACGATTACTGAAAACACCAAACGATTTGGAAAGGACAGTGAATCTATCGTAAGAGAACTTAAGATTTCCTTAAGTAATCTTAAGGAAGATACTGTGAATGAAATAGAGCGTATATTCTCGGATGTAGAACGTTTTAGAGGAGAAAAAGGTGACCC